CACAAAAGGGGAGGACTAGTGAAAGTGACGAACTGAGGTCCGAAATTTTGTGCAATCTGCCAATAGACAACGGGCGAGTAAAGATGTATACTATAGACATAAAGAAGAACAACACACGATCTTGTTTATGGAGGTAATGAAAAATGACTACAGCTGATAAAAGAGTAAACATTGGTTTGTATACTTCGATAGCGTACCAGGCTTTGGAGAATATGAGGAATAAGTTTAAAGAGGATTCGGATACATATAAAAAATATACAGCTATTATGGATTCTGTATTGGATGAAGTTTTCTGCAGTGACGATGTTATTAATGATATGAAGGAGTGAAAAAAGAATGAGTAATGCATATAAAAGAATAGCCACGGACTTCCCTCTGTATAGAAGGATTTTGGAAAGACGGAAATCGTGTAGTGTAGATTCTGATGATTACGAGCTATATACTAGCATTTTATATTATATTATACAAGAGCAAGAAGATTATTTTAAGATTAAACGGGAAAAAGAGTTTTTAGAAGATTGTATTTATGAAATTAAAGAGGTTATTGATAGTGGCGGCGCTAAAAGTGAAGTCATGTCAGTTATTGAAGTATGGGAGATGTCTACATGATTAAGATTTTTATTATTTCATATAAAATTTTTATTAAGTATTGGACAGAACTTTTTAACGAGGTTGTGAGAAAATATAATGATGTATAAATTTATGGTTAGATTTGTGTATAGTGGTGAAAGTACTATCAGTAAGATATTTTGGAATGCTGGGTCTATTCAGGAATGCATCCAAAATTTGTACAATTTGAGAATTTTGACCGAGAACACAACAATAGTTTCTATTAAAAATTTAGGGGAGATCGTTGTTGACAATAACTGATATTTTAGAATATACTCCTCAGAAGTTGCAAAAATTGACAGATCGAGAGTTGAGGAAAGCTATTAATCAATTAAATAGCGCAGCAAATAAAAGGCTGTCTAGAATAGAGTCTAGCGGATTAAGTTTCGCGTCCCCGGCGTATAACTACATAAAACGAGAATATGGTGGCAGATTTTCTATGCCAGAGGCTGGTGTAAGTAGAAGGACATTGTATGAAACTTATAGAGATTTAAAAGAATTTCTTACAGATGTTGAAACTGGAAGTGTTTCGGGCACTAGGAGAAATTTAGAAAGTTTGCGTCGTGTTTCTGGCTTAGAGAATGAAGAAGATATTAAGAAATTTTTTAATATATATGAATATGTAAAAGCAGAATATACGGTTATAGCGTATGAATTGAACTATCGAGTAGTAATGGAAACAATTAGGGATTATATTAAGTCTGGTTCAGACCAAAGTTGGGAAGATTATATGCATGGGAGGTATTCAGGATTTTAAGAAAGTTCATGAAGTTACTGACGAACAATTGTTAAAACAGTTTGAAAATGTGGAATTGGTAAATAGAAAAGGTAAGAAATATTTTAATTGCCCTTGTTCATTTGATATTGAAACTACTTCTTTTAGAGATGGCGAAGAAAAGCGTGCAATCATGTATTTTTGGGGATTGGATTTAAATGGATTATGTGTATTTGGTCGCAAGTGGAATGAATTTATTAATTTTTTGAATCGGATAGTTAAATTATTGAATGTAAGTATTCAGAATAAATTGGTTATTTATGTTCATAATTTATCATATGAGTTTCAGTTTTTTAGAAAGTATTTTAATTTTATAAAAGTGTTTGCCAGGAAAGATAGGAAACCGATATATTGTGTCACTGATTCGGGGATAGAGTTTAGATGCTCTTATTTATTATCTGGATATAGTCTAGCTAAACTTGCAGATAATTTACATAAACATACTATAAAGAAATTAGTTGGCGATCTGGATTATTCACTACTTAGAAATAGTAAAACTATTTTGAGTGATGAGGAATTTGAATATTGTTATAATGATATAAAAATTGTGGAATATTATATAGCAGAAGAAATTGAATATAATAAGGATATTTCACGAATACCATTAACACAAACTGGTTATGTCAGAAATTTTATCCGTAAAGATGTGTTGAAAGATAAAATAGCTACCAAAGTGATACATGATTGCAAGATTAAGGATGTTAGGGAATATGATTTATTGAAAAAATCATTTCAAGGTGGTTTTACTCATGCAAATGCTGTATATGTAAAAGATGTCTTGAAGAATGTGCATTCGATTGATTTTACAAGTAGCTATCCTACGGTAATGATATCCGAAAAATTTCCTATTTCATGTATAGCGGTAATAGATGAAGTTATAACAGAGGAAGTTTATGATAGCTTCGTAAATGATGATAAATTAATTATTTCGTTTATTGAATTGTATGATTTAGAACCTAATTTTTTATATGATAGTATTATATCTTTGAGTAAATGTTTGAGTATAAATAATTATAAAGTTAATAATGGCCGTGTGGTTTGGGCTGATTATGTGAAGATAGCGTTAACAAATATAGATGTAGAAATGATTAGGAAGTACTATAGATATAGTAAATTAGTGTCTAGTTATACTCATGTGTATCATAAAGCGTATTTACCTAAACCGATGATTGAAGATATATTAGTATTATATAATGATAAAACAAAATTAAAGGGCATTGCAGGAAAAGAACGAGAATATTTAAAATCTAAAGAGCAGTTGAATGGTACTTACGGAATGATGGTTACTGATATAATGCCGATGGAAATTAAATATGAAAATCATGAATGGAGTAAGGGATCGTATAAAGAAAGTGATTTAGACCAATACAATAATTCAAGGAATCGTTTTCTTTATTACCCTTGGGGAATTTTTGTTACTGCATACGCTAGAAGAAATTTGTTAAATGGTATATTGGAAATGAGTGCCGATTATGTCTATAGTGATACGGATAGTATTAAATTTACTAATTATAATTGCCATTCTAAATATATTGATGAATATAATAAATTAATTGTTGACAAGGTGAGCTTATGTTTAAAGCATTATGATTTGGATGTTGAGTTGATGCGCCCGAACGGGAAACAAATTGGGGTATGGGATTATGAAGGAGAATACACTAAATTTAAATCCTTGGGCGCAAAAAGGTATATATATGAAAAAGATGGGAAATTGCATATAACAATAGCTGGGGTTAATAAAATAAAGGGTGCTGATTATCTTAGTAGGTTTGATGATCCATTTAGGAAGTTTGATAACGATTTAGTGATTCCAAAAGAATATAGTGGTAAATTAGTGATGACATATATTGATGAAGAAACTAAAGGTGTTATTACGGATTATCAAGGTCATTCTGAAATTTATCATGAGTTGAGTTCAGTTAATTTGGAAACATCGGAGTATAATATGAATATGTCTAAAGATTTTATTAATTTTATTAAAATGATTAAGGAGGAAATTTGGTATGAAGATTGATAATTCGTATAACTGGGAGTATACAAAAAAGTACGATAATGGTACACCAAAAGAGATTATTGTACATCATATGGCAGGCAATGGGACTATCTTCGATATTGATAGGATGCATACTGCGAAAGGTTGGAGGGGTGTAGGATATCATTTTTTTATTGATAAGTATGGAAATGCATTTTATGGTCGACCTGTTTCAGAATATGGGGCACATTGTGCTGGACATAATTTTGAAACGATTGGCGTTTGTTTTGAAGGTAATTTTGAAAATACGACTATGAATGATGTTCAGTTTTATGCTGGAGTAGATTTATTGACATATTTGATGAAGAAATATAATATTACAAAAGTTACTCGGCATAAAGATTATATGCCCACTGCGTGTCCCGGAAAATTTTTTCCGTTTGATTCATTGTTGGAAGAACTAGATTATTCAGTTTTCTGGAAAGGAGATGAGGAAGAAGTGAATTATGTAGCACATAAACCGTCTACTTGGGCTAAAACAGCCGCAGAATGGATGATTGATAGCGGGTTTCTGAAAGGAGATGAGAACGGCGATATTTATTGGCAGAAGCCTGTTACAATGGAACAACTTGCTATGGTGTTGTATCGTATCCATGTTGGAGACGAAAAAAAATCTTGACATTGCAAAAAAAAAATGCTATTATGTAATTAAAGGAGATTAAGTATTATGACTGTTAAGGAATTTCTGGAGAAGAAAAACTATACGATTATGAACAACCGCGAAAAGATCAATGTGGCAGATTTGTACGATCAAGAGATTACTTTTGAAGATTTTGAAATTCGGGAGGACGAAAGCGGGAAGGAGTACGCTGTTGTTACAGTAAAGGAATTCCCGGATAAGTTTTTCTTTGCCGGTAAAGTTTTGACCGATCTTGTGAAAGAATTGTTGGAAACTTTTGGAGATGCTGTGCATACTATGATGAATGATGAAGATATTAAGTTTAAACTTACTCAGAAGAAGACAAAAAAAGGTCAAATTTATACGAATGTGACTTTTGTAGATTAAAAATAATAAAAAAGGATTGATTATTTTGTATGAACATCTTTTTTTCCTGGTGGTTGGAGCAATTGTAGGTTATATCTGCGGGTTTTTAATCCAAAGTGTAAAAATTTCTCGTTTAAATAGAGAAGTTCAGGAATTAAAAGATGAGTACGACAAAGTAATGCAAATGGTTATTTCTCGTTAAATTCTACGCGGACTAAGTGTTATAACTTTATTTTATATCATATTATATTTGCAGGTATCAACGGCCGAAAACCGTCCAGCAAAATAATTCCAGGTGATGCTGAGTATTATGAGCGAAATAAATGTTGTAATATTATAGTCCGCGTAGTTTTTATTTATGGTGTAATTTATGTATTATAATGGAGCTTCTATTTTAAATAACGGGTGTCCTATTTCTTTCTCTGTTGGTAATAGATCCACAGGCAAAAGTTTTTTCTGGAAAAGATATTGTATTAGAAATTTTATTAAAAAAAATGAACAGTTTATATATATTCGTAGGAACTATGTTGATATTGAAATAACAAATGAAAGTTTTTTTGATGATATTCAAAAAAAGTTTCCTGGATATAAAATGACACAAAGAAAAAATTCTTATTATTTACAAAAAGGTGATGAAGAACCTGTTAAATGTGGATATTTTTATGCTTTAACAGAAGTTAAAAAACTAAAATCTATGGTACTTGATCGAGTAAATACAATCTTCTTTGATGAATTTTTGCCAGATGATAATAAATACTTAAATAAACTTGACCCTTCTTATGAACCGAAACTAATTTTTTCCATATATTTAACAGTAGCCCGAGGATATAAAACCCCAATTCGTGAAGAAGTGAAATTTGTTGCAGTATCAAATAATATTTCATTGTTTAATCCGTACTTTTCTTTTTTTAAACTTGATCTCACTAAAAAGAACAGAGTTACCGAAAATTATGTTTATGCGGAATTAACTTATAATAAAGAGATTGCTGAATTAATTGAGAACACTAAAATAGGCCAAATTATGAAGGGCACATCATATGGAGATATGGCAATCGGCAATAAAATGCTTTTTAATTATGACAGACATGTTTGCAAAATGCCTAAAAAAACTAGATTATTTTGTATGCTTTATTGTTATGAGTGGTTTATGGTTTTTACTGATGAACAGAATTTTTATATAAAAGATGGTTATTCTAGTACATGTAAAAGAAAATTCCGTATTATTGGTGATGTTGAGGAAGATATGCCCTTGTACAAAGGCGATATTGTAAAATTATTTAAGAAGCAATATATTAATGACCGAATCTTTTACACCAGTCAAGCTGTAAAAAGTAGATTGGCAGGATTTCTTGAAATTGAAGGGGGTTAATAAAAGATGGATGAAACACAGGAAACTGTTGAAACTAAGGTTGTGGATGAAGAAGATACACAGCAAGAAAATAGTGAAGTAAATTCAGATAGTGTTACAACAGAGAATCAAGAAGAAAAAAGTTATGAAAATCTTCTTGAGATGTATAAAGAAAGTGTAGAGCTTATCAAACAAATGAAGACAATGCTTAATGACCAATTCCAATCAAGCGATAAGAAGCCCGGAATTGAGGGAGAAATTGAATCGTATTTAGATAGTGAAGAAAGTCTAACAGGTAGACTTTTGAATAAATACAAGAAGGAGTAAAAAAAGAATGGCTGATTTTAATGTAACTTCTCAGACTTGGGGCCAGATTGCCAACAAGCAGGCTGCCCAGGAAATGACGAGCGGGCAGCTCAACAGTAAAACGCTAGTCCTACAGTATGATCCGATTTATAACAAGCTGGTTTCGCAGATTTCTTATACGATGTACCGGAAGTTGCGGGTCATGCAGAAGTGGGAGAACCTGGGCCGAAACGCACCTATGAATGCTTACCCCGGAATCCTGCGCGAGATTTATATGTCTGGTCGTAAGGGTCAAAACTTCGCAATGGATTACGATGTAAAGCCCACCACCCTTAATAGCTATGATATTATCGATGACAAGATTGATGTTCGCTATCATTCCGCTCAGTTCCGTTGGATGTATGGATGGACTATTTTTGATGAGGAGCTGCGCCGCTTCTCTGGTGGAAATGGCTCCACGATCGCGGAACTCACTGAAATGAAAATGATTAATTGCGTTAATGCCCGTAATCGTTTTATGGATGCGCTGCGCAAGGAGACCCTTTTCAACATGACAGCGAACGCTGCAATTGAGTACGATATTGGGATTGATATTTCCGATTATACAACGCTCACCACCGACCAGGCAAAAGAGTGGCTGAACAATATTGACAACCTGCTGTTTGAGCTGAGTGTCGGTTCGTCCAAGTGGAACAAAATTGGAGAATATATCCAGACACCGAAATCCGACCTGCAGCTGGTGATCCCCCGTTCATACTATTACAATGTCATGCGTCGCGCATACCCCGACATGTACCGGCCTGAGAGCTTTGAGGGTATCCTGCCCGAGAATCTCATCTTGATCGATACGCTTGGCGGCGACGCGATCAGCGACGGAGCAGCGTCGAGTCCGCAGCCTGAGGCAGTCACTTATGATGCACATGGTATGAGCCTCCAGAACTGGGCCAGCACCGACACGATTCTCCCCGGCGACGAGAATGTACAGGCGATTATTATGCACCGTGACTGCATTGGGTTTGAGGATAACCTGAACGAAACTCTTTTCGGGCCGAAGGATATCGAAAAACTCGCCACTCCTGCCCGCAGTCATTTCTGGACGAAGGCATATTATACGGATTTGCTCCCGGCGATTAAGATTAGTAAGGAGTGAATTTAATAAATGGATTTGGGTCAAGTCGATATTGTTGTATCTGAAAACGGTATCACAGCTACATTAATAAATTATAGTGGGGAAAGTACCGCATATCTTAGAATGGTTAATTTAAATCAAACTTCGTCAGGTACAATTGTTGAGTGTGTAGTTGGACAAAAATTAAGTGGAATTCCGAATCTAACATCTATGTGGGCTGTACTATATGTGAATGGCACTAAAGCGTCTCTGGTGGCTCTTATTTATTTTAGTTTTAGAGGCACCAATAATATGATGTACTTTTATAATGACAGCGGCGAACTTATTACTACGGAACCATCTGCTACGCTAGAGGGGTATGCTCATATTTATGATTCTTTGCCTAATTTTTCTAATAACCAGAAAATTGCATTAACTGGCTTCTTAAGAAATAATAGCACTAATCTATATGTAAATGACGAACAAGAGGAGCCTAAGATGACTATTGTATTAGACAAGTATTCTAATACTATTGATGTAGAGTTGGCCCCCTTCCAGTTTGTCTGTACGGAAGCTAGCGGCGTGCAGCCTACTAAAATTACAGTTAATAATATTGAATATGATTTTCCCGTAGATACTAACATTGATATTACATCGGGCATTAATGTGAAAATTGCAAATCCAAATGCTCCTGAAATTACAGTAGACTATACAAATACAAGCGAACCCGTCATTACAAATACTGAAGGGAGTCCGAGCGTATGGCTGTAAAAACTTTTACCGCTGACCAGAATAAGACAGTGACCATTAATGGCCTGACTTATTCTATTACGGTGCCAACACTTCCCGCCGGGGTCCATCTGTTTTTGAATGAGGTGGAAATCTCTGCAGGAGATACGGTAACCCTGGAGGAAAATTCTACGCTGGCAATTACGGTTGACTCCTCTGAAACTTCTGAAATTACTGTCACTTACACAGGGGCAAATAGCTGCACCTATGATGCGCAAGAAATTGATTCCGGAGAGGGGTTGGAAATTACCCCAGGCAAGCACACACTCTCTTTTATTGGTGTTGTGTCAATTCCTCCCATAAATGTGAATGGTGAAGGCATCAACAGTTTCTCTGTCAATGGAACGCAGTTTACACCTGAAAACCTGCCTTATGTATTCACACCTAAAGGCGGCATCACAAATAATATTTTTATCACAGGTAGCGATACACAGCCTAGAGATGTTACCTTGACCGGTACAAATATTGAAACCGTCACCGTGAATGGTACCCCGGTTACACTCCCCCATAAAATGACCGTGAACGAAAGCACAAATGTTGCTGTATCTGGTGAAATCTACCAGCTTGATTTACAGAGTGTAGGTGGTGCAATTGTCAAAAAGGATGGGGTTGTACTCAGCAACGGATCAAGCACTCTGCATCAAATTGTAGATGTGGATAAAGATACTTATGTAAGTATTGACGGAACGCATACACTTACCGTAACCGGCACCAACTTGAAAACAATCACAATTAATGGAATTAATTACCCTGTATCTCAGCTCCCTGTTTCGATTACTAATAACAAGATGTCTGTTACTATGAATATTGCAGGAAATGAGCCCAGTGAGGTCCATATCTCGGGGACATATATTGATACCTGTACCATTGACGGTCAGGCAATCGAAGTGAAAGAGAATGGTTCTGTTGATGTAGAACTTCAAACGCAGGAATCTAATCACTTTGTAAGCATCATTGGTTCCCAGCCCAGAGAGTATGGCCTAACATTTAATAACAATAATGCAACGATCATTGAAATGGATGGTGCAACAGTAGATAATGGGAGCACTAAATATATTTCTGACAGTGCATACATTGAAGCTACTCCCACTGCTGTTCCCGTTCACTTTGAGACGGATGACACCGTTATTATTGAAATTAACGGAAAGCGTTATGATTCGAGCGACTTTACTTATAATATCAATTCTGACACGGAAGTTGATATTAATACAAGTACTTGCAGGATCACAATTGATTATGGCGACAACTCGTATAATTTGACGGTGCCCCAATCGATTGTAACTCTTGTAGCGCCTCATCGTGATGGATGGTTGTTTGATAACTGGTCATCTACAAACGCGGGAATTACTGGAAGTAAAAGCGTTAGATGCACTGTTGATCTTACAGGAAAAACACAAGCTAATTTTGTATGTCATTACCAGAAACTTGTTACAGTTGATAAGCCGAATACATGGAACTAAAGATATACAAGGGTAAAGTAGTAGACGAACCTGAAACATGGGTGCATGGAGAGCTTATAAGCGCCGATTGCATCTATCAAAAGAACCCTGATGAAAACTGTAAATGTTGTGGTGTGGGAATGTTTACAGTAGACCCAGAAACGGTGCAAGAAATAAACTAAATAAAGGGGGGTGGGGATTATGGCAAATAAATTTTGGAGACCAGTTCCGTGTAAACGAAGATTGCGGACAATGCCGCAGAGTGGCGAATGGTCTAGCCTCCTTGATTATTGGGCCAAGACAAATCCCTACCCTCCAATCCCAAGTGAACCAGACCCGGGAGAATCATACCCGGGCGAGGAAATGCCCACGACAGCCCTTGAAAACATGCTGGAGGAGGCCCAAAAGTATGTTGGCTATTCCTATACTTGGGGAGGTAAAACCCCGCCGTACTTTGATTGCTCGGGTTTTGTAGGGTATCTGTACAAGAAGTATGATCTATTCCCCGATAGTGTAGTAAGTTTTACGGGAACCATCTACGATTATTTGAAAAATTATGAGGTAGATTCGAGTGACAGGCGCCCTGGTGATGTCATGTTGTGGGGTGGTACTGTTACGGGAACTGCTCAAGATTCTAATGCGCATGTGGGGTTCTATATTGGCAATGGATACATCATGGATTGCACTGGGCCTGGCGTCGGTTATAGATCAGTAAATTACCATCCCCAAAGTAGGTTCCTCGGATATTTTAGGGGCCCTCTTTTTGACGATTAGGAGATAATATGGGAAATGTAGGACAGGTAAAATTTATTATTTATTTTGGGACTATGTTCGATGATATTAATGTCCCATATTTCAATGATTTAATTCGTACTACAGCAACTAAAAAAATTGAGCTTTCCGGTCAATATGTTTGGCAGAATACTTGGCTTTCAGATATTGTGGTAAATGTAGAAGATTACCAGGACATTGTAGGTGCTCAATATGTAGAAGTACAGGACGAGGGCACCGAGAGCCAAGGTGCACACTGGTATATGGTGCGGGCATACCAACAGAAAAGTAGGAAAACTGCTGAACTTTTAATTGAATATGACCCATTACTTTCAATTCAGCTTATTAACATTGATGGTATTTCTGGTGTATGTAATCGATGGAGTGTAAATGAAGCATATGATGCGCATTTTAGATGGATAAAAACCTCTGAGCCAATCAATCAGAGCGATAAATATAATTACACTTATTTTAGACATTCATGCGTAGACGAGTCTAAGGCTTTAACCCCAGTTGTCGGATTCCCTTATGACATGGCGACGCCTCCTCAGATTAAATTATATAAAAATCAGGATGGAAGCGTTACCAACATTTATTATGTAAGCATGGAATCACCCATTACAATCACAACTTTTCATAGTACAGCAAATGAAAGCATAGATGTTGACGATGGCATGTCATATTATTTATGGAGACCAAGCAGCAGAGATAAGGTATACCAATCTTATAATGAAGCTGTAGGTTTGGGCTTTGATCTCACATCAAACGCATATATGTTGGTTGCTAGTCCTCTTATTACCATTCATTTGGGGGATTCTGGCCTGATCGAATCACTGACAGGGAATGTCCTACAACAAGAAACAGGTCTAGCTTTGTATGACACTCAATACGAAAATAATAAAACAAATGATTTAGGTATTTATTTTGAACTATATAATGAGGTAAGCGGCCAAAGCGTCACACTCGCAAATTATGATCTTACAAATACTACGCTAGAGCTTAGTGTGGACCCCTACTCAAACGGAGCCTTTTATGCAAGATTTAAGGGGTATTTCTCAGATAGTTCGGGGTACAGTGGCCAAGTTATGAGTGGCCCATTTAAAACATACTCGGTCAACTCTACTACCCCATTTAATTACACTTCTGCAAAGATTGATGTTCAAAACCAAATTACGAGCATTGATACGCAATATCAGAGTGAACGAATGATCGCCGATGCTGAGCTGCAAGCATCTCTGAACTCGCTGGACGCGCAAACATCTAATAACGCGATTGCGACTGCTGTTGAATTTACAAAAGGTGCTGCGTACTTTCTTGGCGGTGTTGCTTCTCTCGCTATTCCTGGAGCTGGTGCTGCAATTGCCGGGGTGGCAACTGCTGCCGCCGCAAATCATATTGTAAACGCTGTGCAGGGTGGTGTACAGAATACATCTACATTTTTGGCCGAAAATGAAAACCTGATGAATGTATACAATGCAAATCTAAACGCCGCACGAGCAGTAAAAAATCAGCAAGTAGCCGCGCTGAGAAGTAGTGGAACGCTGGGCAAGATTGCTCCTCCTCCATTTAAACTGAACAATAGCGTGAATGTAACAGGAGCTAGCTACACATTTGTGGTCAAAAGAAGCGATCTTTCTAGCTATGATAAAACGCGCGCAGATATCTTTTTCAGAATGTATGGATATAATGTTGACAAATTGCCCTTAACCGCTTCTATGCTTTGGAGTAGAACAAGATTTACTTTCATTATGGCAGATGATGTGGAAATTACGCACTTAGTAATTACAGACACAATGACAAGATTGCGCGACCCTATGACGGTTGAAAACATTAAAAATCGTTTTGCAACAGGTCTTAGAATCTGGTTCGAAGCTCCTAATTATGACTACACCCTGGCCAATCCTAAAAAGTAGAAGGATGATATTATGAGAAAAAAATTGCCTTTTATTCCCCTCCAGCCGCCAGACAAATTGGCGGAATATGCAGGGTTTATGCCCCCAGAACCTGCTCCATATAACAATTTGTCCAACAAGTATAATATCTTTAGGGATAGTATTGTAAAATTACTTTTCTCTAACTTTAAATGGTATGGCTTGAGCTTCCAGGAAGCGCAGACACTGGAATATAACCTAATTTTCAGAGGGCGTGCGTGTGGCATTAAATCCGCCTTTGATCTAGACACCAAAACCCCTGAGGGGATCTTTTATGGAGCATATGGGACTGAAACCGATACACTTAAGTACAACTTTTATGGATACCCTACAGAAGCAAGCTGCACTGGTATGAACGGAATTGTTTTGCACGCCAAAAGTGAAAAAGATTTCGAAATTTGTTTTGATAGCTGTGACAATATCTACTCTTATGGTATGCTCACAAGCCCAATTTATAGCTATGTGGAGGTTTTAGCACAAGAGCTAGATAGAGCCTACAGTGCATGGCAAGTAGCCGCAGAAACTAGAAAACTGGGCATGGTGTTCCAGTGTAGCAACAAGAAGAGCTCCAACATCTTAAAGCAAATTCTGAAAAAACTGAGTGACAATGACCCCTTTGTAGTGGTAGATGCCGATATTGACAACCAAATGGAGCCCATTTTCAGTAGCGGAACTGCTCAAGGAATTAATGAGTTTCATATGCACTTTATGAACACTTGGGGCATGGTGCTTGACCTTCTAGGGCTTGAAAATAACAGCCAGAACAAGCGGGAAAGACTGGTTGTGACAGAGGCGGAAATGAACCGCTCCCTTTCACGCTATCTTGGAGCCAACAGATTGAGAGCCAGAAAGACCTTTGCTGAAAATTGGAGTAAGAAAACGGGCCTAGATATCAGAGTTGAAAACTATTTAGATAGTATCATTCAAGAGAATTCTAATGACGCAAATACATACGGGATAGAGGGTGAAGCTGATGATCGTCCTACCAACAATTACCCGCGCTGAACTAAAAACATTTATTACATATGACCAATGGTGCGAAGGCGAAGGAAAATATAGATGGAGATTTGAAAACGGTAACCCTAGACTATACTATCCCCTAGAGTACGAATGGGAAGAAATCTTTAACTTCGTGACCGACAATACTGATAGATATTTTAAACACAGAACAATTGATATTGACAATATTTCTGTTTTTAGTGCACAATTTATCGCAAATGTTCCCTTCAATTGGATGAAATTTAAAACCGAGCTGGAAATGTTCTCAGGAACCCTAGACGGTACTAATATTGACCCTGAACTTTTTAACCAAGGCTTTGATCGTGAATTAAGCTCTACAAATATTGAGGCAGATAAGCAGACCGCAAAAACCTCCACGGAATCAAATTCTAATGATATTATCGGAAGTAGAAAAGACACCAACGATGTTACTAAAACCGAAAAGGGACAGACGAAGCAACGCAATATTAATTATGTGCAAGGTGTGCAGGCCTACGATGACGACATCACAAATGATAATATCGGAGAGCTAGGAAATAATTTCGCAAGCAACTTCTCGGATTCAGTAGGTATTAATGAAAGTTCAGGCAGTGAAAATACTAAGTTCAGCCAAGGAGAACAGGAGAATAGTTCTAATATCAATGGCTCTAGCTCTGGAAACAGCACACGAGATACAACAACAAATTTCGGGTTAACAGAAAAAATGCGACGCATTAACTATTATGACAACTTGGCCTTTTTAAGAGAGAGATATGAGAAACTTGGTGGGTTTAAAGAATTCCATGAATACTTTGAACCGTACTTTGCGACGGTTGAAAGTCTTAGGCCTTTCTGGAAATAAAAAAGAGGTGACAATAAGCCACCTCTTTTTTCAAATCTCGTTGACCGATGCGACATATTCAACACCATCAATAATACCAACTTCAATCAACTTATTGACGGCATCAACAACAGTATCTGCATTGATCTTAACATACTTCTTGACTTTAGAACTTTCCGTTCTATACGCCACTCTGTACTGTCTTTCCATTTTATACCCTCCTTTTTAATTTTATAGAAAACAGGCCAACATAATCAGGCCCATATTCTCCAGTATAAATAAAAATGCGATCAATTCTAGAAAATCAATATATTTCATGTGTTTCACTCCTTCATATCATTAATAACATCGTCACTGCAGAAAACTTCATCCAATACAGAATCCATAATAGCTGTATATTTTTTATATGTATCCGAATCCTCTTTAAACTTATTCCTCATATTCTCCAAAGCCTGGTACGCTATCGAAGTATACAAACCAATGTTTACTCTTTTATCAGCTGTAGTCATTTTTCATTACCTCCATAAACAAGATCGTGTGTTGTTCTTCTTTATGTCTATAGTATACATCTTTACTCGCCCGTTGTCTATTGGCAGATTGCACAAAATTTCGGACCTCAGTTCGTCACTTTCACTAGTCCTCCCCTTTTGTG